ACAATTTAGAAGCTGGTAATAATGCAGACGCCGGCGAAGCATTTAAAAGTGCATTAAGAGATAAAATGGGTGACGCTTTAGATATTAAAAGAAAAGAGTTAGCTTCAAGTTTATTTAACGGTAACAAAGAAGCAGAATCTTTTAGTGACCCTAAACCAGAGATTGCAACACCTGGAACATTTGCTCAAGATGGTACAGTAGCAACACCTGGTCAACCACAATTAGACGGTAAAGCAGAGTTAGAGATTGCAGGTAATGACGAAACTCAAGCTCAGTAATATTGTTGAAAGAGATTTATATGTCGACTCGGATTCTTTCAAGTCTTTAAGTCCTAAAGTAAAGGACGCAGTAAAAGATGTATATGAAAAAATACAAAAAGAAACTGGCGATATAATTAAAGTTTTTGAGGGCGCTGTAGATAAGGCTGCCGAATTTCATAATATTAATACTAATATTCTTTACGATTATTTCGATAAAGAATTAGAAGAACAACTAGGAGAATAAAAATGGCACAAACTTTTATAGTTAAAGGCGATGTCGTAACGAATCCAAGTGCAAATAACTTTGGTCTTGCCCATTTTGTTAGAGTAACTGCTACTGCTGATACAACAGGAACAGTTTTCGAATCAGATGGTTCTACTGAATTAGGTAAATTTTACTTGGAAGATGGCGATACAGTTATTATCGAAAAAGGCACAACTGACAAAATTACTTGCCCTACGGCTAAAGGTAGTGCTGTCGGTTCACCAAGAGGTTAATTTAAATTATGACTATATCAACAACCAAATTAGTGGATGATAATTTTAAGATTATTGTAAACTCAAACGGTGTTGGTAATGAATATCAACAATTACTTGTAGATGTAGTCAATAGTAATAATGCAACAAGTGAACCTAAAGTTTCTATTGCAAATATGCAGTATGAGATATTAGGTACAGGTAAGGTCACAGTTTTTTTTAAGAATGACACTACCAAAAAAGTAGAATTAAGTGATAGAGGAAATTGGGGTTTAAAACCAGATGAGATTAAACTACAAGACCCTATCGGAGATATTAGTTTAAGTAGCGACAGTACGGTTACAAAGTATAATTTAGTAATCGAATGTCATAAGGAAGCAGGATACAAGTAATGGCAGATATAGTAACATCACAAACAATAGCAGATACTTCAGGTGTTAAATTTGTAGTTAAACTTACAAATCAATCTGACGGTACTGGAGAAAACCTAGTTAAAAAAATTGATGCTTCTGAAACAACTTTTATGACCGAAGACGGTGCTAGAAAGTTAAGTAAGATTTGGTACTCAATTAATACGGCAAACAATAAGTCAGCTGTAGAGTTATTATGGGACGGAGTGACTAACGCAACAATGTTAGAATTATCAGGACAAGGTTATTGGGATTTAAGACCAGCTGGTAATGAGGTTCCTAACAACGCAACCACACCTACTGGAGATATACTATTATCAACAAAAAACTTCGCAAATGGTGATAATTACACATTAATTGTAGAGTTTAGGTAATAGTTTGTATAAATAGTTGGTACAAAGAGAGAACATATGAAACTAATTTCAGAAGAAGTACAAAACGCCGAATATCTTGTAGAAGAAAAAAACGGTAAAAAGTCATATAAAATCAGAGGTATCTTTCTTCAATCAAACATGAAGAATAGAAATGGTCGAGTCTATCCAAAAGAAATTTTGGAGAGCGAAGTGAGCAGATACAACAAAGAATTCATCCAAAAAAAGAGAGCATTCGGTGAACTAGGACATCCAGACGGTCCTACAGTTAACTTGGAGAGAGTATCACATATGATACAATCTTTAACACCAGATGGTAACAATTTTATTGGAGAGGCAAAAATTATGGATACGCCATACGGTAAGATTGTAAAAGGTCTTATAGACGAGGGTGCTCAACTAGGAGTATCAAGTCGAGGTATGGGTTCAATAATTCAGCGTAACGGTGCAAACTATGTAAAAGATGACTTTTACCTTGCAACGGCGGCTGATATTGTAGCAGACCCAAGCGCTCCAGACGCTTTCGTAGAAGGCATTATGGAACAAAAAGAGTGGGTATGGGACAATGGTATACTTGTTGAAAGGGACATTGAAGCCTGGAAACAAGAAATAAGAACGGCGAAACAAAGAGCCTTAGACGAAGCTAAGCTAAGGATATTTGATTCGTTTCTTAAAAAACTTTAGTTTTATAAATAATACTAGTACGAACAAAAACGAAAGTTTTTTAATTAATTAGAAAACAAAAAGAGGAGATTTCTCAATGGCCGAAACAGAACAAAAGATTGAGGCGTTAGAAGCAGAAGCAGTGGTAGAGGCGCAAGCTAATCCATCAGCAGACGCTCCCAAAAAGAATGCTGTGGCGGCTGAACCTACTCACCTTAGTAATGAGGGCGAGGATTTAGGTCCAGCGGTAACTAAGCCTACGGATTCTAATCCTGACGCAACAAAGAAAACTAAGCAAGTTTCTGGTGACGCTCAACAAAAATCAGCTGGCGCTGCTGACGCAATGCCGAAGATTAAAGAAGAGCAAGAAGTAGAAGCAAGTGAAGGTTCTGAGGAAATTATCGAAACTAGTGAAGAAGAAACAAATGCTGAAGCAGTTGAAGTAGTTGAAGAAGACGAAAAAATTGATGTAACGGCAGATGTTGACGCTTTAGTTAAAGACGAAGATTTATCCGAAGAATTTAAAACGAAGGCTGCAACTATATTTGAAGCTGCTGTTAACTCAAAAGTTAAAGAAGCTAAAAAGAAAATGCACGCTGGATACGAAGAAAAACTTAAAGAAGAATCAGAAAAGTCAAAAGCAGAATTAGTTGAAAAAGTTGACTCTTACCTTGCATATGTAGTGGAAGAGTGGATGAAAGAAAACGAACTTGCTTTAGAAAGAGGAATCAAAGGCGAGATTGCTGAAGATTTCATTTCTGGTATGAAAAAACTATTTGAAGAACATTATATTTCAGTCCCGGACGAAAAATATGATGTACTAGAAGACCAAGCTTCAAAGATTGAATCGTTAGAAAAGAAACTTAACGAAGAAATCGAAAAGAATGTTGAACTTAACAAAGTAAAATCAGATAAAGATAGAACTCTAATCGTAAAAGAGATGAGTGAAGATTTAGCTGATACTGCTAAGGAGAAATTCAACAAACTTGCCGAAGAGGTTGAATATTCAAATGAAACAGATTTCAAAGCAAAGATTTCGACTATTAAAGAGTCGTATTTCGGTGCTAAGAAAGAAGTGTCATCTGACATTGATGATGTAGCGGTAGGTGATTCAGTTGGTGAAACAATTGATTTATCTAAAAGCATGGCTGCTTATACCGCCGCTATTACTAAAACCAAAGACATTAAATTGTCAAAATAATATAAAATAATAGAGGAGAGATAAAAATGTATTTATCTGAAACACACGAAAAAAAATGGCAGCCAGTTTTAGAACACGCAGATTTACCAAAAATCGGTGATTCTTACAAACGAGCTGTAACTGCTACAATCTTGGAAAACCAAGAGCGTGCAATGAAAGAGGACAATGCTTTCTTAAGCGAAGCTGCTCCAACTAACTCAACAGGCGCTTCTATTTCTAACTGGGATCCAATTTTGATTTCATTAGTAAGAAGAGCAATGCCTAATCTTATCGCATACGATATCGCTGGCGTACAGCCAATGACTGGTCCAACTGGACTTATCTTTGCAATGAGAAGTAGATATGACTCACAATCTGGAACAGAAGCGTTATTTGACGAAGCTGACACAGATTTCTCAGGAAGAAACAAAGCTGGTTCAGCTGTTGATGGTTATTCAACTGCTGCTCACTCTGGTACTAACCCTGAGGTTCTAAACGACTCACCTGCTGGAACATACACAACTGGTACAGCAATGACTACAGCAGCTGCTGAAGCATTAGGTGACGCCTCTGGAAATAGTTTTGCAGAAATGGCATTCTCAATCGAGAAGTCAACTGTAACTGCTAAATCAAGAGCTCTTAAAGCAGAATACACTATGGAACTTGCTCAAGACTTAAAAGCAATCCACGGTTTAGACGCTGAAACAGAATTAGCAAACATTTTGTCTGCTGAAATTCTTGCAGAGATTAACAGAGAAGTTGTTAGAACAATCTATACTAACGCAGAAAAAGGTTCACCAGCAGGTCATGTGACTACAGCAGGTGTATTTGACCTTGATACTGACTCTAACGGCAGATGGTCTGTTGAAAGATTCAAAGGTCTTATGTTTAACCTTGAAAGAGATGCGAACAGAATAGCACAAAGAACAAGAAGAGGTAAAGGTAACATTATCATTACTTCAGCTGATGTTGCTAGTGCTCTTCAAATGGCAGGTGTATTAGACTATACTCCAGCTCTTAACAACAATCTAACAGTTGACGATACTGGTAATACTTTTGCTGGTGTTCTTAACGGTAGATTTAAAGTGTACATTGACCCTTATAGTGCAAACTCAGCGTCTGCTCACTACTATGTAGTTGGCTACAAAGGTACTTCACCTTATGACGCAGGTATGTTCTACTGTCCATATGTACCACTACAAATGGTAAGAGCAGTTGGTCAAGATACTTTCCAACCGAAAATCGGTTTCAAAACTAGATACGGCTTACAAGCAAACCCATTTGCTGAAGCTGGAACTGGTGACGCAGCTGTTATTAACGGTGCTGGTTCTGCTAACGCTAACAGATATTACCAAAGAACGCAAGTTGCGAACTTAATGTAATAACTGTTTATACAGTAATACGAAAAAAGGGGGCTTCGGTCCCCTTTTTTTTTGGTCCTCCTAAATGGATAAATAGTATTGTGAAGAAAAAAAGAAGAAATAAGAGGTTAGGTAAAATGTTTTTACAGTATTCGTGGATACTAGGTATTGCTGGTGCAATATTTTTAGTCGCTTATTTTACATATCCTGATAAGAAAAATGCTTTAGAATTCATTGAAAAAAGAATAAGTGATATTAAAATGCAAAGAGAGATTTTGACTGAAAAGGAAAAACAACTAGAACAATTAGCCACAGAAAAAGAGTGGAAAGAGGTCGACAATGACAACAACAAATAGTTTTGCAAGACAACCTACAAGTTTAGACTATGCGAGTCCAACGCAGTTTAAATTTCAAATCAGTAAACTTCCAAAGGTAGAATACTTTTGTACGGCTGTTAACTTGCCTTCACTAACAATTAGTGAAACATCACAACCAACACCATTTGTAGATTTGCCAATGCCAGGAACTAAACTGACTTATGGTACACTAACTATGACATTTTTGGTTGATGAAAATTTAGAGAACTTCCAAGAAATACATGGATGGATTAGAGGGTTAGGCTTTCCCGAAGATTACCTAGAATATGGTAACCTTGCACAAGCTGGCGCTGACCGTTTTCCTGGTGGGTCAAGTGCAGTATCAACTGAACCAGGTAAAGTTAAATATGGAACAACAAAACAAGGTGCTGTATTTTCAGACGCAACATTGATTGTATTAACAAGTAAAAACAACCCTATTGTGGAGTGTAGATTTAGAGATTTATATCCAACATCTATAGGCGAATTACAATATGACCAACAAGCATCAGATGTACAGTATTTGACAACCACAGTAAGCTTTAATTATAGTAGATTTGATTTTGCAGGTGTTGGTGCTTCAAGCACTACTGTTACAACTTCTTAATCAGACTTTACTTTTTAATGTTTTTGTGATATAATGAAGTGAATATAAGGATAAATTATGGATTTAGAAAAACTACAAGAAATGGCCGACAAAGACTTGGCCATTGATGAAACTGAATTAGATTTAGAATCCCTTAAAACACCTCAATTACATAACAAGTATATGAAACACTATACAAAGTTTAAATTGATGTTGACAAAAGCGGAGACGGATTATAGACAGTTAAAAAAAGACAAGTGGGAATATTATACAGGCAAATCAGACGCACAGGTCTATGCCGAAAAACCATTTGACTTAAAAATATTAAGAACGGATGTTGACAAGTACATTGAATCGGATGAAGACCTTATCAAAGGTAAACAAAAGATTGAATACTTATCGACTTGTGTTGATTACCTAGATAGAACAATCAGACAAATATCTAATAGAACATTTACTATTAAAAACGCTATTGATTGGCGTAGATTTACTAGTGGTGCTGTGTAATGTTTTTATCAAAAATATACCATATAAAAGATAGTATTGTACCACATAGTTTTTGTGATGAGATTATTAGTGATGGCGAATCACAAAATATTACAAATGCAAATATAAAAGATGGTGATAATAACAATAGAAGCTCAAAGGTATCTTGGTTAGATAATAAAAAATTACAAACATCATTAAGTAACTTGGTTCAATTAGCTAATGATGAAAACAATTGGAACTTTTCTTTAAAAGAATTTGAACCTTTACAATACACAATCTATAATATAGGCGACCATTATGATTGGCATATTGATAGTCATAAAAAACCATACGACAATGGTTTAATTAGAAAGTTAAGTTTTACATTATGTTTAAATGATGATTATGAGGGCGGTGATTTTAGAATATGTCAACCACATCCTAATCCAGATAAAGTTGTAATTGATATATTTAAACCTAAAAAAGGAAGTATGATTGTATTTCCTAGTCATGTTTGGCATAAAGTAAGTGAAGTAACAAAAGGTACTAGAAAGTCTTTAGTAGGTTGGGTAGTAGGAAGTCAATGGCAGTAGTAAAGTATATTGTACTAGAAAAAAAAGATGAAGTCAATTTGACTATAGAGGCAGAGGCTGGCATTCGTAGAGATTTATCAGAATACTTTACCTTTGAGGTACCAGGTTTTAAGTTTATGCCTCAATATAGAAACAGAGTATGGGACGGAAAAATAAGATTATATTCTTATCAAACTGGTCAAATATATGCCGGATTATATCCTTACATTATTAAGTGGTGTAAAGATAATCAAATAGAAGTTGTTGATGGTACTAAAATTAAAGATGTTACTGTTGACGAACAGGCCGTGGATGGTTTTATTAAGGCCTTAAAAATACCATTCGAAGTAAGAGATTATCAAAAGGAGGCATTTATCTATGCAATTAAAAAATCTCGTTGTTTATTGTTATCACCCACAGCTAGTGGAAAATCTCTCATTGTCTATCTTATTGCTAGGTTTAACCTTATTCGGTTAAAAAATAAAAAACAAAATAAAGTATTAATTATTGTACCTACTACATCATTGGTAGAACAATTGACAAAAGATTTTAAAGATTATGGTTGGAATAGTGAAGCTAATGTACACAAAATATATCAAGGACATGATAAAGATACAAATAAAAGAGTAGTTATATCTACATGGCAATCAATCTATAATTTACCAAAAGCATGGTTTAAACAGTTTGGTACTATTGTAGGAGATGAGGCACACTTATTTAAAGCAGTATCACTTACTAAAATTATGTCTAAATTAACAGACTGTAAGTATAGATATGGATTGACAGGTACATTAGATGGTACGAAAACACACAAACTTGTATTAGAAGGATTGTTTGGTACTGTAAATAAGGTTATATCTACTGCCGAGTTACAAGACAAAAAACAATTGGCGGCCTTGAAAATTTATGGTTTGATATTAAATTATGATAGTGGTAGTAGGCAAATGTTAAGTGGTCTTAACTACCAAGAAGAAATGGACTTCCTGGTTAAACATGAAAAGAGAAATAAGTTTATAGTAAATCTATCTTCTAAACTACAAGGTAATACACTATGTTTGTTTCAGTATGTAGAAAAACATGGTAAAGGACTGTTTGAAGATATAACAAAAAAGGCAGAGGATAAAAAAGTATTTTATGTACACGGAGGTGTAGAGGCAGATGAAAGAGAAAATATCAGAGAAATTACGGAAAAGAGTGACAATGCTATTATCGTGGCAAGCTACGGAACCTTTAGTACCGGTATCAATATTCGTAATTTACACAACATTGTGTTTTGTTCTCCTAGTAAATCAAGGATAAGAAATTTACAAAGTATTGGTAGAGGATTAAGATTAAAAGATGATAATTCAACGGCTACTTTATATGATATTGCTGATGATTTAACATACAAAGAGAAAGAGAATTATACATTATCTCACTTTAGAGAAAGGATAAATATATACAATGAAGAAGAATTTGATTATGAAATCCATAATGTGGAGTTAAACAAATGACAAATATTAAAATAGTTAAACTAGTTAACGGTGATGATATTGTCTGTGCCTTTCCCTCTGACCAATTACCTGAGGACCAC